TTCATTCGTTGTTCTTGCAAGCAGTGTATCGGCTGCCGGCTCGAAAATTCTCGTAAATGGGCTGTCAGAGCTGTTCACGAAGCCCGTACTTCGTCTTCAGCTTATTTCGTTACTTGTACTTTCGACGATCATCATTTGCCGCGTGATAAAAGCTTAAGCAAGAAATTTCATCAGACTTTCATGAAAAATCTTCGTCGTGAGTATGGCAGCGGCATTCGTTTCCTCGGCTGCGGTGAATATGGTGAACTTCATGGTCGCCCCCATTATCATTACATATTGTTTAATATTGATTTTGCTGACAAAATTCTTCGGTTCCGCGCAGACGGTTATAATACTTATACTTCTTCTCGTTTTGCGAAGGTCTGGAAATACGGTATGCATCTTATTGGCGAGTTTAGTTTTGACGCTGCTGCCTACGTTGCCCGTTACATAGTTAAGAAACAGACTGGTAATAATGCTGCTGCACATTATAATGGGCGTACGCCTGAGTTTATGTTGGCATCCAATCGTCCTGGCATAGGCGGAAAATGGCTTGAAGAGCATGGTGAAGAGTGTTATGCCAATGATTATGTTGTTATTAACGGTAAGAAGATGCGTCCTCCTCGTTATTATGACAATAAATTCGATGAAACTCATCCTCACTGGATGGAATACATTCGTAACAACCGTATTGAGAAGATGCTGCATAACTTGGAGAACAATACTTTCGAGCGATTGATTGACCGCTGCCGCGTTCAGGAAGGTAAGTACAAGCATTTTCTTGGCAGAAAACTTGACAAGGTATTGTGACTGTGTTATGATTAAGTCGGAAATGAGGTGATACTTATTAGTGAGTTTAGATCTGTTGAAAAATTCTGTAGCAATCGTAATATTCCTTTCGATTACTCTTTTCGCGGCAGCAAATATGCCGCTTATCGTCTTAAACCTGATGGTTCTAGAGTTATTCGCCTTGATAGTGAATATTATGTTGTATCAGCCAAGTTGTATCTTATACTTCGCAGGTATTTAGTTGCACTTAGAAAAGGAGATGGTTCCGATGCGGCTTTATTCTATTTATGATTCCAAGGCTGAACAGTTCAGTCCTCCGCAGGTTTACCACAATGATATGCTTGCGCTGCGAGCTTTCGAAGGTATAGTTAACGATGATAAAATGCTTATTAAAAAGTATCCTGAAGATTTTACTTTGTATTATGTTGGTAATCTCGGTGACAGCGACGGTCGCTATTACATTGAGAATTGTGACGAGTCCCGTATTCCTGTCGTGGTTGGTCGCGCCATAGAATATTTGCAGACTGTTGACAATGATTCTACTAAATGATAATCTAGTAAAGAGCGTATCAGAAAAAGGACGATCTCACAGAGATCGCCCTTTTTTTGTACGCCACGCCCGCCGCGTTTAGGCGCGCTGCGAAAGGAGGTGAAACTATGAAATTTAAGACAGCTTACGATGCTGCAGCGGAACACGATCATTGCGGTATTGAGTTTACTATGCCTTCTCTTACGGTTCAGGACGAGAAAGATGAAACTGATATCAATTACATCGTAAGTAAGTATGCAGACGGTCAGAAAGGCATCATGACTCTTGACCTCGGCGATAGTTCGCAGTACGCTTACCTGCAGTTCGGAGATGCAACGCTCCCTGGCGACTACAGTACAGCTCTTGAGCTTGTGTCTGGAGTTCGTGAAGAATTCTACAGCCTGCCCGCTTACGTCCGAGCTAAATTCGATCACGATCCTATGAATTTCATCAATCATTTGAATGATCCCGCAGCACTCGAATATCTCCGGCAGCAAGGTCTGTATGGTAGCAATGATACCTTTGATGAACCACAACAGTCCGTAAATAGTAAACAAACACAAGAAAAAAGTAACACTTTAGAACAAAATAATGAAGAAACACAAAAATAGGCGTCACCGAAGCCAGTTACTTACTTGATGTAACTGGCGTAGGTGACGCAAAAATAATCTAAAACCTAATAATAATTTGCTTTAGGTTATTTATTAGGTTTACACTTCGAAGAAGGTGAAATTTTGGCCCGAAAAAAAATAAGAGTTCGAGGACATCGCTTCAGCGATGCTCCTGCAATGTACATGAAAAGGACTAAGTTCGACCGTTCCCATGTTTATAAGACAACTTTTGACTCAGGTAAGCTCATACCTGTATTCGTTGATGAAGTGCTGCCTGGCGATACTACTCGTATGTCTGTTAATTATTTCGCTCGTTTGGCTACTCCTATTAAGCCTATCATGGATAATATTTATCTGGACTGGTTTTTCTTTTTTGTGCCAAACCGTCTCGTTTGGGAACACTGGCAGAACTTCTGCTTTGAGCAGGAAGACCCTGATGATAGCACTGATTATGTTATCCCTACCGTTACTGCTGCGGGTAATTCTGGAAATGCTTATGTAGGCTCTCTTTGGGATTATTTCGGCTTGCCTATAAATACGAGTGGTAACTTGTCTGGTATTAGCGCTCTTCCATTTCGTGGCGTTTATCTTATTTACAACGAATGGTTTAGAGACGAAAACCTCCAAAAATCCGTCAAGATTCAGAAAGGTGATACCAACGAAGTTTTGAATTCTACCCGATCTGCTGAACAGCCTTCTTGGGTTTTCACGTCAGGTACTAGCATTGTTCCCGGCTTAGCCTGTCCGCCCCGTGGTAAGCGTCATGATTACTTTACTTCTGCGCTGCCTTGGACACAGAAGGGACCCGGCGTATCTATAGGCTTAGCTGGTACTGCTAAGATTGTTGATCCCAAACCTGTATCTGGATATTTTGTTCAGCAAAAAACTGGCAACCTTGCCGCTGCTCAATTTTCTAAAGACGGTGGTGTTCATGATATCTTCACTGCTAATGGTACTTTGCAATATCAAGGTGGTGGTTATGACGCTACTATAGTTGGCCATTCTATAAATGGAGCAGGAACTGCTACTGCTAATGCTATTTCTGGTAATACATGGCTTTCCAGGAACTCTTACGCCGATCTTGATAGTTCAAGTATATTTACCATCAATAGTCTTCGTACTGCCTTCCAAATGCAAAAGTTCTACGAACGTCTTGCTCGTGGTGGTAGTCGGTATACAGAAGTGCTGCGCTCTTTCTTTGGCGTGGTTTCTCCTGATGCAAGACTGCAGCGCCCTGAGTTCCTCGGCTCTTTCACTAAAATGGTTAACGTCAATCCAATAGCTCAGACTTCTGCAACCGACGATACCTCTCCTCAAGGCAATCTCTCTGCTTATGGTGTTACTGCTGCCAAGTTCCATGGTTTTACTAAGTCTTTTGTCGAACATGGTTATGTTTTCGGCTTTGTATGCGCTCGTGCCGATCTTACTTATCAGCAGGGTATTAACAAGATGTGGCTGCGCTCTACGGTTTATGATTTTTATTGGCCTACATTTGCGCATCTCGGCGAACAGGCTATTGAGCTTCGTGAGATCTATGCCCAAGGTTCTGAAGCTGATACTACTGTTTTTGGCTACCAGGAACGCTATGCCGAATATCGCTATAAACCTTCGCAGATTACAGGCAAGTTCCGCAGCTCTGTAACTGGTGGTAACCTTGACGTATGGCATCTTTCACAGTTCTTTAAAAACGCTCCTACTCTCAACGAAGAGTTTATTACGGAAAATCCGCCTATTGAGCGCATTATCGCTGTTCCCAGTGAGCCTGAGTTCTTGCTTGACATAGGCTTCCGTTACACTACTGTGCGTCCTATGCCTATGTTTGGTACACCTGGCCTTGTTGATCACTTCTAGAAGGAGTTGGTTTTATGTCATGGCTTTCTAATACTTTAGGCAGCGTCGCTGGTTCTGTTCTTGGATCTGTAGTTCAGAATCATTACAATTCTGCTAATGCAGCACAAGCTAACGAGTGGAACGTTGAAAATTATAAACATCGTTATCAATGGGCTGTAGAAGATATGCGCAGAGCTGGTCTTAATCCTATTCTTGCTGCAACTAATGGTATAGGCGGTTCTATATCTGGAGCTTCAGCTGCTTCTGTAGGTATGAGTGATATTGGTTCTACCATGAACTCTGCTAAAGCCGCTAGTGCCGCTGAAAGGCAGGCTAAGAATGCTGAGCATCTTGCAATTTCTCAGATCGATAAAAACGTCGCGGAAACCGATTCGGTGCGTCAGAGCACCCATGGTACAGTTCTTCAAAATGGCATTCTTGCGAACGATTTGAATCTTCGCGAGCAGACCTATGAAAAACGTCTTGGTTATGAGCTTGAAAAGATGAATTTGGAGCTTGAAAACCTTCGTCTTCAGGGCTCTTACCTTAGTTCTGGCGTTTTGAACAACATTGCTGCTGCTAATCGTGCCAATTCTGCCGCTGCCTTTGATAATGTCCAAACTGAAATGGCAGGTATGGAACGTGATTTCTATAAAAATATTGAAAGTCTTACAGGTGCTCCTAGATCTGTCGCTAGTGGTGTTGGTTCTACTGTCAAGAATGTTATAGGCTTCCTCGGAGGTCGCTATTTTGGAAGGAGATAACTTTTATGTCTAATAAAACTACTATGATTCTGACTTTTATTGTTTCTGTTGTTGTTCCCTTTATTCAGGAAGTTGTGGATCTAATCGAAGCTCTTAAAGGTAGAGCTTCTTCGAATACTGTGACTGCCAAAAAAGTTGCTGCGGACTTTCAAGCCGATGTTGCGCAGCTTGTTGAGCCAGTTGCTAATAAGAATGATTCTAAAAAAACTAGCCGTTTTTTCGGTTCTTGGAGGGATACTAAATGAGAAGGCGTCGCTTATCTAAACGAGGTTCTCGCCGTCTTTTCCGGCGTACCTCCAGATCTCGTCGTAGAAATTTCAAGAGAGTAGGACGAGGTGGATTTAGGATTTGACAATCTGACTTAATCCTGATACAATCGGTACAGGTGATAAAATGGTATGTTATAATCCTATCCTCATGTACCCGGTCGAAGGAGCAATTACGAAAAGCGGAAAACAGCATTATAGTTTCTATGGCAGCCTTTCTTCTCACCCTGAACTTGCAGGCGATAGCCGTTTCATTCGTTGTTCTTGCAAGCAGTGTATCGGCTGCCGGCTCGAAAATTCTCGTCAAGGGGCTGTCAGAGAAATTAT